AATTATGAAAGTAAGAACTAGCGTAACAGGGCTAGACAACTGGCAGGAGTGTCAGGTAAAGTATGAGTATAGAGGAAGGCGGCTGAAAGAGGTAGACTATGTACCTAACGGCCCTCTCACTAGCGGTACTGTGTTTCACGATGGAATGGAGCGTGCGCTCATGGCTGGAAGCCTTGCCCACGCACTAAACTATGCAGACGACACCCTACCTGATGGCAATCGGTTCAAGCCCGGTGTGTTGAGGATGATGAACAACGTGCCTCGTGAATTGTTCGATGTTAAGACACCTGTCGCAGAGGATAAGATGGAAGTAGAGGTAGACGGTATTACTCTGGTTGGCAAGCCTGACCTCTGGACAGTGACGAACTATGGTGTGGTGGTTTACGAGTTTAAGACGTGTAGTGCGAAGGGTAATGAGATGATAAAGAAACTCATGAACTACGAGCAGTGGGGCGTACAGCCTGTGAGGTATGCTTGGTTGCTTAGGCAGACTTATGATTGGCTAGCCGACCAGCCATTTTACCGCAAGCATATTCTGTGGAGTACACAGGATACCTGCAAAGAAGGCAAAGAAATTTTAATTTCAGAATCGGCTATTGACAATGCGGGGGCAGATATGGTAAGATTGGCAAATGAGATTCGGGAAAGCGGCAAAAGAACTCACCACTTCAGCCCCTTATGCAACTGGTGCGACTACCAGCAGATATGTATCGGGTGGTTGACAGGAGCGGATACAGATGGTATAATAGCCGAGAAATATTACGAGGAGGAATATCGTGTACATTAGTACGTTATTGTATGGTGGGCCGGGAGTGGGCAAGACAGCTTTAGGGGTGTCGTCATTCTGGGACTATCAGAAAAAAGAACCAGTAGAAGGACGCAACGGCAGACTACTACTGGTAGGCAGAGAGGAGAATGACGCATTAGGCGTTCCCGAAGACCTGATAGTCAGGTTTCCACTGCCACAAAACAACCCTATAAAGTTTGCTCAGGACTTTGAGATATATCTTAAAGCACTGAACAGCCCGAAGGGTAGAGAGGCAGGCGTTACGGACATTGTAGTAGACGGCTTTACAGAGTTATGCTATGACTTTACGTACGCTTACCGAGAGTCCAACGACCCACGAGACAGCTTTGAGACATACAGGGAATGGCAACGCATGTTCATTAGCATCATGCAACTGCTACACCCCAAGGCTTTGCAAGCCAATATCATCGGAACTGCTCGTGTCGCCGAGATGAGGAAGGGAAGTACTAGTAGTAGGGGAGCCACCGTGAAGGGTGACCCTGACTGGATGGACGAGTTCAAGTACTACCCTGCGATGGAAGGGTGGGCCAGACACAATATGGGACACTACTTTAACATGGTAGTATACCTTGAGCAGGATATTAGGACACGTGTGGTAAATGGTAAGCCTATCAGGATGCCAACCCACGTATCGAACTGGCTCGGTGGCGGCGACTACTGGACGAAGAATATATTTGGACACCTCTGGCTTGACCAGCCACCAACTCTGGACAACGCTATGTGGACTGATGTAGAGAAGATTATGAATGATTTAGTTGGAATAAAAACAGGCAAGGAGAAATAGATGCCATTTAGTACAGAGAGTATGGTTGCGTTTAGAGAAAGAGAAATAGAAGAGAGGAAGGCGATGGCCTTACCAGATGGTGGTAAGTTCAACTTTCAGATAGTCAAGGGAGAGGTGTTCGACTCAAACGGCCTACCAAAACTGAGCATTAACCTAAAGGTTATAGCCAGTAAGGACGGCAGTTACGTTGGGCGGTTCCACTCTGATTACCAAGGGTGGTACGCCAGCGAAACATCTAACTCAGACACACCCTTAGACCAGAGGGAAGCCACAATAAGGCATATGACAGCCACGAGGTTGCATAACTATATGAAGGCTTTAGCCGACGCTCCCTACAGTACCCAAGAAATTGGTGAACTGTTAGACCAAGAGATTAAGAATCTCCAGTCACTCACAAACGAAGAGGATGTGATTGATTGTTTTGAGTCTATTGGGGCGTTGCTACAGGGTCAGGAGATTACGGCGACAATAAAGCACGCCGCTAAAGGCCCTTGGGTAAACATATACCCAAACACGTACGATGCGACTATTGGTGCGGAACTATCGGTCACGGTGTGAACGTAAGCATCATGGTTGGGGAGACAGAGGAGATAGAGTACTCTTTAATAGAGGCTGTTGACCCTCTAAGCCTCCCCGGTTTTATAACAATCGTACAGCACAATTACGAAGAGCCAGACAAGCACACACATTATGTCTGGCCCTCACATTCAATTAACAACATGGTAATAGAAACTGTTGAAGGAGAGAAATTTGAACACACTGAAACCCCTAAGTGGTTTAAGCCAGTGTAATGCTTGCCCGCTACATGAAGGGGCAAACCTAGTAGAAGGAATAGGGCCAATACCTGCTGACATTATGTTAGTAGGCGAAGCCCCCGGTGCGACAGAGGATGAGTATGGAGTTCCTTTCGCTGGGGCAAGTGGGATAAAACTCGACATATTACTAGAACAAGCTAGTCTTAATCGAGAAGAGGTTTACCTCACTAACTTAGTAAAGCACCGCCCCCCTCGAAACCGCAACCCTTACAAGCGTGAAATAACCGCCTGTTCGGAGTGGTTGGTGGGCGAACTAAACGATGTGCGACCCAAGGTTGTAATAACTATGGGGTCTGTCGCAGGAAAGTATTTTAAGCCAGACCTGTCCCTCACACGAGAGCATGGTGTGCCATCCGAGTGTGGTGGGTTTCTACTGGTTCCGATGTACCACCCTGCGGCGGCCTTACACAACCCTAACCTATGGCCTGTTCAACTGGAGGATTGGTCTGCACTCAGAAATAAACTAAATAATAAACAAATAATCCCACGAACCGACTATACTCTTTACGGCAATCTCATAGCGTTTGGGCCGATTGGCTTTGACCTAGAGACAACGAGTCCCACTAGAGGGGGGCGGTTTGCCGTACAAGAGGCTGAGGTAGTGGGGTATAGCTGGTCTACTGAACCGGGGCGTGCGGTATATATTCCAGAGAAGCCTTATAAGCTAAAAGCTCTGCTGGAAGACCCCACGCAAGAAGTGATTTGCCACAACGCTAAGTTTGAGTATACTCATCTAAAGAATAATGGCATTGAACTTACGAATCTACAGGACACGAAGATAGCGGCGTACCTTCTGGGGTTGCCGTCTACTCATCTCAAAGACCTAGCCGTACAGGAACTTGGTATTAAGCCAATAACTTATTCCGAGGTAACTGGCGGCAGGGACATGAGTGAGTTGACCGCCGAAGAAATCCTAGACTATGCCGCCGCTGATGCAGATAATACTCTTCAGTTGTGGGAGGTGTTGAAGCCAAGGATGGAAGAGTTGGGAGTGAATGGGGTGTATGAGGATGTGGAGATTCCCTTAATACCTGTCCTGTCAGATATGGAGCGGCGAGGAATAAAGGTGGATACCGGTGCAGTAGACATTGCTATTGAGTACTTTCGTGAGAGGCAGAATGAGGCACTGGAGCGTGCGCACCTCTACATACCGATTGAAATTAACATTGGTAGTGGAGACCAGCTAGCCGCATGGCTTGAGAGTGAAGGCGCACCCATAACCAAGCGCACAGACAGTAAAAACCTCATGGCTACGGACGAGAACACTCTCCGCAGTCTTGGGGACTGGAACAAAGATGCGATGGATGCTATCTTAGACTATAAAATGTTTAGAAAGCTGGGTGCGTTCCCCAAGAAATTTAGAATACTTAGTGAATGGGATGGCGCACTCCATCCCAACTTTAACCAAGGAGGTTATTATGAAGAGTCTTCTGACTCGGCTGGGTCTGCTCCCGCTACAGGGCGGTTATCATGCTCGACCCCGAACCTACAACAAGTTCCACACCACGGAAGGGGGAAGGGTGCAGAGTACGAGGAGTATGGTAAGAGAATACGAGGATGCTTGGTGGCGAGAGATGGCTACGTACTCGTGGCGGCAGATGTAGGTCAGCAAGAACCTAGAATAGCTGGCCTAGTAGCACCAGAGCCTACCCTGATGAGAGACTTCAGTCACGGTCGTACACCATACGCCCTGATGGGAGAGGATATTTATGGTCGTGAGATTGTGAAAGGTGTTGATGAGCAAGAGTGGCACACGGCTAAGACGTTCTTCCTAGCACTGTTGTACGGTGCAGGGCCGGGTAAGTTAAAAGAGATTGACCCAAGGCTAAGCATTGAGCAGAGCGTTAGTGGTTACGATAAAGTAGTCTCCAGATATCCCGGTCTACATAATATGCAGACCAAGGTAGCCTCGGAGATATACCATAAAGGGTATGCTCAGGACTGGTTTGGCAGGGTGAGATGGTTTCCCGGTATATTTTCTGCGGATGAAGGTCAGCGGATGGCGGCACTGCGAGAGGCAATTAACTTTCACATCCAAGGGCCAGCCGCAAGCTGTATTAAGATAGCTATGCGCAGACTCTGGGACGGTATACAAGATGCAGGTCTGGATGCACACCTGCTACTGCAAGTGCATGACGAGGTAATATTAGAAGTGAAAGAGAGNCAACTGGACAGCTTAATAAAAGAAGTAGACGCTATGTTGATTGACATAATGCCTATATCGTTTCCAGTAGAGCCACAAGTAGGAGTAACATGGGCAGAAATGATTCCTTACAAGTAGTAAGAGATGCCATCACAACTCTACAGGGTAAGCTAACAGAGGTGTGGAAGGCGGGAGATTTTGAGACAGGTTCGGTATATATAGAAAACTTAAAGATATTGAGGAGATTTGAGGATGACGTTACAAGAAAAGATACAGGTTGACGGAAGAACATGGGGTGTTAGGTCAGGTAACACCGTGAGAAAGTTCGTGAGAGAAGGACTACATCTGTTTAGGAAGTGGGACTCGTGGGGTGTGGACGCAGATATGTGGGATACTCTGGTAGATGATGGAGTAGAGACCTTAGAAATACTGGACAGCCAGCGAAAATTATTGTATACTATAGCAATGGATATGGCGTTTGTAGACCATAAGAAAGATTGGGGGCACGGATTTCAATACTTTGTTCCTAGAAGATACTTTGAGGTACAGAAACATGACGATACTAAAACCGAATCACTGTCCTAACTGCGGCGTATTCTTGAGCCGGGTGAGTATAGGTATACCGGGGTCAGCGTGTGCGATGTTTCACATACATCCCGGCATAGCTAATCTGGTAGTGAGGGTGGTTAACGGTGAGCATCCCGACCTCAAGACAAGAGTCACGGAAGAGTCAGTAGTAACAGAAACTGAGGGTGATGATACTTATACTAGCGTGGACGATGCAGTCATAGCCGTGCTAGACAGTATGCATGATGTCATTTTCCCCGATGATTAGATGCTCTTGGTGCGGCGCAGGTGGCGGCACGCTTATGCGTCTTGGCAAGATATACGTACATAAGCCTCGTACCTCTCGTAATGGGTGGGTGCGAGGCTGTCTTAGTCGGCTATCCTAACTACCTGCCACGGTATCTGCCTGTTGGCCCAGAACGTCCTTCTATATCATCCCTAGCACTACGTTTTATTGGTTTAGATTTCCATCTTTTAGCACTATCGGTCTTAGATGACGTCTTTACCTTTCCTTTAGTCGCCCCAGATTTTAGGTTCTTAGTTTTAACTGCGAGTCTCTCTGCGGTTGCTTTCTTCTTAGCACTCGCCGCTCCCTTCGCCTTATGCTTTACCATTGCTTCTAGCTTTAGTCTTTCAGCCTTAGCCGCTAGTTCTGCCTTAGCTACTCTGGCTTTTTGTTTCTTCTGCGCTGCCGCTCTATCCCTATCCGCTTTCTTCTGGCGTTCTGTCTTGCCCGGCATTAGTATTTCACCTTCTTTCCTTTTTTCTTAGCCGCACTCTTGGCAGCAGCCTTACCCTTCTTAGTATATGGGTAGTGTTTGTTTCCTACTTTAGGCACTGGTATCAGCCTCCTGTAATATTAATCTATGTATCTCATACTCATCCCCTAACGAAACCCTCTCCCTATCTACAACGTGTACATTAATAGTACTCTCCTCATCAAACCCCGCATGACCGTCGTAGGTATGCTTAAAGTATATTGGGTATACTTGGTCTTCTAGTGTGTCTAGGTCAGAGAGTTGTTTGGTCTTAGACACTGGGTCATAATACCCTGTCTCCTGCATCATCTCCTGTCCTATCCTGACAAATACTTCCCAAGTCCTTAACTTCTCTGGCCTTAGAGTACTGTGTACTTCAAAGGCGAATAGCTTAGGTGGGTCTTCCTTTGCCGCCGCACTATCCGTATCGAAGGTAAGTTGTAACTGCATGGTTCTACCGATAGCCTTTGACGTTGGGTCTATCGCAACACCGCTTGAGTTAGTAGCGTCTGCAAAGTATAGTGTTTGTATGCGTGCTGTACTGCTTAATGTACCTAGTATTTGAGTGTCGGGGTCTTCGCCATCCAATCCATACTTAACAGTAATCTTCTGGTTTTGAGTACCGCCTAGATTACCTACCCAAAATACTGCTTTGAGAAAAGCCTTTGGCGTACCCGGTACTCCGCCGTGCCAGATACTGGTTTCCATATAACCTGTCTTACTGATGACTGACTCCTTATCAATGAATGGAGCCGCAGAACGTACTGGTAACGCCCACCGTCTAGTAATAGAATGGTCAGCTACAGTATCATCTGGTTGGGTTTTATGGATTCTACCTGCTATCATAACATAACTACTGTCTGCGTTAGGGTCATACCATACGTGCATCTGGTCTGGATTTGTCATTATAGCCGAGTCTAGGGTATGTATACTAAATGTACCCTGAGCATCCTGTCTCAAAGATAGTAGTTTGATAGGTCTAGGCTGTGACGTTAGTGCTAGAGGCCATGACGAACCAAATATACCAGCAGATACAGACTCAGGTACGTCTGCCGCTATCCAAAGGTCGTGGGGTGTAGCTATTAAGGCTCTAATCTCCCCACCGAAACCCGGTATTCTGGGCTGTACGAAGAGGGATGTTAAGTCTTGTATGTTGCCGGGAAACCACCGCAGAAATGTTTGCGAAGAAGCCGCAGTGTAGAAAGCACCGTGCCATTCTGCCCCGAACTTAAAGTTATTAGGGGATACACTGTTGTTCCACTCCTGACTGATAGGAACAAAAGCATCGTCTGCTGATGCAGTTCCTGCATACACTCTACTATACTCCCAGAGTCCATCTTCCTTACCTACGAGTATACTGTCAAAGGCTGAGAACAAACCTGTTATAGGTCTGTCATCCGAACCTACCACATACGCTGACGAGTAAGAAGTGCCAGTTAGGTCTTCAATACTTCTAACCGAGGTGTTAGTAGGGTTGAACCACAGAGCCATATTGCCTGCCGCATTACGGCCTGCCGCCAAAAACTTACCAGATAAAGAACTGTGAGCATCTGTCCACGTAGTTCCATTGCTGCTCAACCGTACTGTATTGTTATAGCCTGTGGCTACATATATTCTAGCGGCTGGTGCATCCTTATCATAGTAGAATAATATATCAGTAGCGTCATCTTCCAGCATCTCGACACAATTCCAAACGTCATTAGCCTCATTCCACTGCGCCACAACCTTGCCCTGCGCCATGTAAGGCGTATTGTCTAGTGTCTCTATACCTGCACAAATCTCATCACCACTGCCATCTACCTGTATGTCTATATCATCGAAGTAGAAAGTACAAGTTGTTGTTCCTGTGGCGGTGTCGTCATCCCCAATCATAACACGCAGTCTAGTACTACTGTTATCTATTGTTCTAGTGGCTGTCACCGCAGTCCAGCCTTGGTCGCTGGCTGTAATTGCCGTGCCGCCAGTAATAGCTACACCGTCGTCTATGTATATGTTAGGAGCAAAGCTACTACCAAGTGTAGCGGTCTTTACCCACATAGTTACCTTAACTTCCCGACCCCGGAATAGTGCGTGGTTAGTCAAGTCTTGATATATCCAGCTATCCTGTCCACTTGCAGTTGCTACAACATACTTGTATGTATAAGCACCTCCGTCATCATACAGATAGCTGCCTGATGATATTCTTGTGAGCGTGGGGTTTGTAGCAGAACCAGTTGTAGTCCACACAGCTAGGTCGCTATCTCCCTCAGCCTCCATACCCCTTATTAGGAAGTCCATCCGTGGGCTTTGTTTCATGCCCAGAGATACAACCCCCTTCCACCTAGCGTCTGCTCCCTTTGTTAGAGCATACTTAGCGTCGCCCTCACGGTAGTATGGCTGTAGTGCGCCGTCAGACCAGTCATCCTGAGACCATGTAAAGTCTACTAAAGGGTCTTGCTCAGCTACAGTTAACGCACCTTGAGTTCTGCGAGGCGGTAACTTCTGCGCCCTATACTCACGCCATCTTTCAGTACCAGTTTCTTCTTCCTCTACAACCAGCCTAAGTTCAGTATTAGGAGATGTAGCTTTGTCTTGTAATATTATTGTTCTCATTTACCACGTTGGGGATAGTGGTACTGCGTTCCCGGCAGTTGCTCCTCTACCCTCCGCTAGTTGTCTTACTTCCTGTCCTAGTATGTTGGCACGCTCGCTGGCTCGTTGTCTGAACGAAGCCGGGCCGTGCATCATGTCCTTGATTAACAGCTTAGAGGCCGCCATCTTAGCAATCAACAAACTATCCACCCTACTCACTTCCACATTACTTGCATCAGTAGTAGGCAGGGTTAGGGGTACGGATGTAGGCATCCTCAATACTTGTAGGCTAGTCGGCGTACTCTGTAGCTCTAACACACCAAGTTCGTCTGTCGAGTATCTATATTTATTAAAACTATAACGTACATTGTCCAAACGTCGTGGGTTTATAGTACTGTTCTTGTTACCCTCGTCGATATCTACTCTNTAGCTGTGAACAGAATCAGGNCCATTAGGTGCAAGCCCAATAGGAAAAGGATACTCCCTAATACGAGTTCCTCCCTCCACCCAGACAGCACCGCAGTCACCCTGCGCTGACGCTGTTTGTATCCGTACAGTAACTTTAGTTGCAGTAGCTGCGATAGCATATCCATCTGCGCTCACTAACTCCCATTCTCCATCTCCTGAGTGGTAGTCTGTACTTGCTACTACACTACCATCTACGAGTAGTTGCGCTCTCGCATTACTACTAGTACTGGTGCGGAGCCACGCTCTTAGTGTGACGGTATCGCCGCTCAGGTCTTGTAAGAATTGTGCGTATTTATCGTCTAGTGTTAACGTACCTGCCGCAGCTAGCCTTGCGGCAAACTGGCTTGGTATTATGTGGTCGCTGGTATAGTTTAGCGTACTTACAGTTGTAGTGCCTACAGTCCACCCATCAGTACCATGCTCAAATGTTGAGTTGTATATTGGGCTGCCTGTGAGCCAGTGGTCGAGCCAGATATTCCTAACCAACCTACCACTATCATACAGTTCATGTAGACTTTCGTCAATAGCCTGATGTATTGCACCAGACTCATACGGTAGAAGCTCGTACGTTAAAAGGTCGGGGGCCGCTGCTTGGGTAGGACGAAATGTCACTATCCCAGTACTCTGCACATTATCAGTTATGCGCACATCCGTGAAAGTAGGAGAACCACTTGAGAAGTATAACCATGCGCCAATTAAATCATTGTCGCTAAACCTTTCAAGGTCATTATCTCTCATAGTACTCGTACTACTACCACTGCCAGCGGCAGTACCAGTTATCTGAGGTACTTCTAACTGCTCTACTGTGAGTTGTCTTAGTTGTGTTCTAGTTCGTGCCACGGCTATCCCACCAATCTTTTAGTTTCACACCTGCTATGAGTGCTATCAGCCCTTCGGTCATCATCATCATGTGACCGTTGATGCCTAGTGAGAGGGCGTATAGCTCAATCGCCGCAATCGCAATTATCGCAACTATCGGTATCATTCTCGTAACCTTCCAATTGGTCTATTACGGACGGCGCATGGATAGGCCAGCTACGTGTCACAATCTCCTCAATAGCATCAGACACCAGTTCATACTGGTCATCCTCAATTGCAAGACAGCAACCAGCACCTTCCACAGCGTCCAAAACTTTATTTAATTTCCTCATATCCTGTAGCGATACTACCTCTTCCTGCGCCCTCTTATTAGCCTTGTAGTAAGAAGCTGTCTCTAATAGTCCTGCTACTGTCATCCCTGTACTATCTCCCTCTGGGGTATTGATAACTAAAGGGATATCTCCTCGCCCTGTCAAAGGGCCATTCTTAAACTTTTTCAAAACTTCCTCCAATATGTATCCTCGTATGGGTTAGAGAGCGGCAGTGAGAGCCATGCAACTACTGCAACTAGTATGATTAATACCGCTAATGCTGTCAGCAATTATTCTCCTTTCTGCTTGCTCCCTTGTCTCCACGTCACCTTTAAACCGTACCATGTTAATCTGAATCTCGGATAGTAGCGCACGTCCAGCCATCGCATCTGCCGAAGTATCGTCGATACTGCACGCAAGCACATCTCCTATCTTATTTTCAAGATTACTTATACTAGGCATATCTTATTATACCACACTCTAGACTAAAAGTCTAGTCCTTACTACTAAATGCTTCAAATACTTTTCCTAACCCTGCGCTCACTGGTATGGTTAGTACTGCGAGGGCAGTTAATAATCCTTCAATCGAATCAAGAGTGTCAGGATTACTAGTGGCAGACCAGATTATTCTCGCCGCCAAAACCAACCATACTACTACGACTGGCATGAAGATGACAGCTATTAATAGCTGCGCACCAGTAATCTCCGTATTATTTGATGGTGATTGGTCGCTCAATGTTATTCGTCAATGTCGTCGTAGCGACGCTTGTTGTTGTTGCTATTGTAAAGTCTGGCGAATCAATACCAGTACCAGAACCTATGATGCTGTTCTGTATGGTTAAAGTACCGATGTCCATGTTCTCTAGATGTATGGCGTTTGTCGTAGCGTCATTTGCGTCGGCATACGTACCGTAGGCTTTAATATCTTTCAACGTTAGCGTATTGCAAATTGAGTCTGCACTGGCTGAATCTATTAGGATTCGGTCATACGTGGAATCACTCGCGTCTGGTATGCTTATTGTGCCACGAGTACTGCCAACTGAGATATCAGACACGCTACTGAGTGTAGCCCCAATACTAAGACCGTCAGCAAAGTTATCCTTGACAATTAACTCATGTATATTTGAGTTGCCTATCCACAAACTAGGGGCTTCCAGACCGTCAATTAGCACCGTATCGCACTGAAGTGTATTGGTAGCAGTACCTGATACTTTTAACGCCTGTTCGAGGCCCGTAGCCTTGCCTACGCTGATGTTATCGAAGTAGAGAGCGTCCATCCTTGCGCCGCCTACCAAGAGGTTAAGCGTTTGTGTAGCTTGCTCAGGTTTCTTACCTACTCGCAGACTTTTCCGCTCAAGGTCATACGCAGTTCCGACATCGTACACAGCCGCTTGCGGATACTCTGGACTGGTCTCAATGCCTTTCGTAGCCAGTAGGTATGAACCGCCTGCAATGACAAGCCCGACCACCGATGCGGCAATACCGACACGGATACTACCGCCGGGTATTCTTACATGGGGCCACTTAAATGTTATTGAGGGTGACCATCCCATCACTTTTGGTATCCCAAAACGAACATCTAAAGCTGGCATTTTCGGCTTTAAATGAGGCATAGTTGCGCCGGGTATTGTAAATATTTTTTTAAAAAAATTCATATTACCTCACACTTAACACTTAACACTTATCACACATATATATATAGTTATGTTGCTTTAGTTAATGTCTTCTCTGTTGGAATAGCAGCAGCGTTCTGCTGCTTATTAGCCCGATTAATAATGCCCATACCTGATTTGTTTATTTCGTAAACAAGATACTCAGCATCTGTACCTATTTCCTCATCAACAGTTGCGGCATATGCCTTTGCAAGGTCATAACTTGCCTTGGCGATAGTAATACTTTTAGTAGCACCGCCACTTCCAGCTATTGTAAATGTAATCCCCAAATCTCCGTCGGCCATGTTACGCTCCTTCTAATATTTCAACTCTAGTATTTAATTCTTGTAGTGCTTTAACAACTATAGCCACCAGCTTACCATCATCCATATGGTAGAACGATTCTTGCTCATTGACATCTTTAACAATCTCTGGTATAATGGCTTTAACTTCTTGTGCTATGAACCCTATATTTCTTTCACTATCTGCCGACAGTGACATATTACCATCATCTAGGTGTCCATCATGTCTATCAAAAGATTTAGGCTGTAGTTGTTTTATCTCAGCCATGCCGTAAGGTATTGTTTGTTGGTTAGTTTTAAGCCTTCCGTCTGAGATGGAGTTCCATCCAGAAGCGTAAGCATTACCGTCACCTTTAAATATAAATCTGGTAGTACTACCGCCGTTGGCTATCACTAACATATTAGTGTCGTCGTCAAGAACTTTTGTACCAGTACCGTCCGCTTCTGCGAACTGCATCCGCATCAAACCGTGTGATGAGGTAGCCTCTGAGGTTAAAGTGCTTGACGTACTCTCACCGCCATATACAAACAGACCGTATGTAATCGGGTAGCCACTCTCCCCAAGCACGTTCATTCTTAGGCCACCATCAGCCGCACCCATCTTTGAAAACTCAGCATAGGTGTCAGTTTCACATATAGTAGTCATACCATGAGCGACATCAGATGATTTGAACGCCAGTATCTCACCATCATTAGCAGCTTGGTCAATCGTAAGACCGTTAGCCGTCATCTCCATATGGTTGGTTCCAGAAATATCAAAATTAATCTGTGTGGTTGCGTCTAGCGTTATAGGATAAGAGCCGTGAATAAGAAGACCAACAGAAGCCCTCGTATCGTAGTCCATCTGGATTTCCATATAGCGAGTGTCTGCCGTGCTAAATGTCCAAGCAAGTCCTGTAGAGGCTGTGCTAGTACCACCACCTTTTAAGTAAATCCACTTACCATCGCCGTCTAATGTAATGTCGTCCTTAACCCTTAACGTCCCATCCAGTTGAGTTGCTCCGTTATCTACCCAGAGGGCAAACTTGTTAGTGATAGTGACGTTGCCATCGGCATCACTCGGAGCATCCTCTATCCATAAGGTCGCGCCGTTTGTAAATGTGAGAGTATTACTATCCCCTGCCCACGCTTGCGACCTGAGAGCCATAACCGATTGAGTGCCGACAGTAACATCGCCACCAGAGGCATTTGTCCAATTTACTGTTCCTTGCTCAAAATAAAGCGTAGAAGATTCTGCATTGGCGGCGGCTAACGTCGCTCCGGGTCTAATTGATATAAGGTTATTTGCCCCTGCATCTCTGAATAAACCAATGGACGGCGTAC